CAATAGAAGAACCAGCTGATAATTTCGTTCTTTCTTCTGGCCCTGCCACTCCTACGGGACCATCAGGTCCTCCGAACTACGGTGGGGGGTATGGAGTTCCAAATCCTGGACCCGCTGCTGGATAATTAAAATGAATAAAAACTAAAAAAATATAAATTATGTCATTAGGAGGATCTGGATATCAGGGATCATATAGAATATTAAAAAACTCAGGAAGTATGACTGCTTTCTATGATGATATTGTCTATTGGGATATAGCAACAAACAGAAATAGATATTTTGTAACTTTTATGAAAGGTTTATATGGATACCCTAATAACGGGCAAGAATCTATAGGTACTATGGAAATAGACCATCCTCATTATGCAAATGGTCATGATTCAACTGCTTCTATGGCAGCAGGAGGTAATAGATTATCTGCAAAATATGATGCTTTTTTAGATTCTTATGAAGTAACTAACGAACCAAATTTAGCTAACCATCAATATAATGGATCTATACCTGTAACTCAATTAAAATCAGATAGATATTGGGCGACAACAATTACAAGCTCTATAGCTGCTGTTAGAACATACCATTATGAACATTATGAAGGATCTACAGCCCACACAGATACTAGAACATTTTCATCTTCTTATTTTTATCCTTTTACAAATCACTCTTTAGGAGTATTAAGAGAAGAACCAACAGTAATCTTAGATTTAAATAAAGAAAGTGAATTATATGATGGGTTGGGTAATGCAGGATTTGTAGTAGTACCTGAACAAACACATCAGAAAGTAAAAGACAATTTAAATTATTATTTAGAAAAAGCAGGATTATTAACAAAAACAACAAGAACAAAGAGACCATTAAGACCAAATCAAGCAAAAGCAGTAAAAAAACATAAAAGAAATGATAGAAGAAGAAGTTAAATCTCACATTTCTTAAAAAACATTATATTTATAACAAAACACAATAACAATGGGATATTTAGACAACAGTAGCATTACAGTAGATGCAATTTTAACAAAAAGAGGACGTGAATTACTTGCACGTAATGATGGTTCATTTAAAATAACACAATTCGCTTTAGGTGATGATGAAATAGATTATACTTTATTTAATGAAAATCATCCTAATGGAACACAATATTCAGGAGAAGCAATAGAAAATATGCCTATTATAGAAGCATTCCCTGATGAAAATAATATAATGCTTCATAAATTAATTACATTACCAAGAGGAACCTCAAAACTTCCTATAGTAACAGCTAATGTTTCTAAAATTACTCTTACAATTGGGGCAACTACAGTTGTTAATCCTACAACAATGAACTTTAATGGCACTAACAATTCACAAGAACCAGGAGGATATATAGCTACAATTGCTGATAGAAGATTAGTAACAAGTTTCCAAGGACAAGGAGCTTCAGCTAAAAAATATAAAACAATGAGACCATTTACTTCAACAAAAGTAAGTGAAGCAGTAGTGGGTAGTAGTATAACATTAACAGCTTTAAATAGTACCTCATTATTTGGAACAAATACAAAATTATTAACAACATTAACAATTGAAGGAGTAGATTCAGGAGCACGAGTAACTATTCCAGTTGAAATTTCTAAAGAAGTAGTAGCAAATATAGCTGCGCAAGGTGAAACAGGAATTCAATTAGCATAAAAAAATAAAACAACAAAAATATGGGACTAATAAGATACGCAGAAGGAGACATAGTAAACGATACTCAAAGGTTAGGTACATCAACTTGGTATACTAACACAAACAAATTAACAACAGCTACTATGAAAACCTCTTCTGTACAAAATGCAAATAATGGAAGTCCCGGAGCAACAGCTTTAGGATCTCATTATATAAATGTTTATTATAATAATTCACTTAGTGGTTCTGAATTTTCAGTAGCTTATGGACATATAAAAGGATCAGGATCATTAGATTATACTACAGGTACAGGGGGTACAGGATTTAGCCCTTCTAAAGTAATTTATAACCAATATAGACAATTAGTATTTGGAGATGAAAATTCTTCATTTAGTTTTAATGGGTATACACCTGATCACATTTATGTAGTTAATGTTAGTAGAGCAAGATATAAACATAATCTTAAACCTGCTTCTATGATGTTAACATTAACGGCAAATGGAGCAGCAAAAATATACACAGACGATTCTATAACAACATCAGGATCAGCAGTAATGACAAACGCAGGTAGACAATTTAATATTGTAGAAGGAACAACACCAGGAGTAATGACAGGTGGATCTTTAAACCAATCAAATACAGGTAATTTTGGATCTTATGGTTTATTTTACCCTGATTCCGGATTTATGGTTTTTAATCCTGATGCTTTAGATGATGAACATGGAGGGACAGCTATACAACCTGATGTAACTTCAAATTTAACACAAAACGACAACCATGAAGCAATGGTACAAGCTATACAAGCAGGTAATTCATTTATATTAGACAGTGAAGAAAAAGTAAGTTCACAATTTTATTTTACAAGAGCAAGAAACAGTGAATTTAATTATACTACAAATCCCTCATTTGTAGATACTAATGGATCTGTAAATATAACATCATTTATAGATAACCCAACAACATATATTACAACTGTAGGGATGTATAATGATAGTGGGGATTTAGTAGCAGTTGCAAAATTAAGCCAACCAGTTACTAAAGATTTTACTAAAGAAGCACTTATAAGAGTTAAATTAGACTACTAAAATGTCATCTAAATGTCAGAAGTATACAAAAAGTTTACAGCCCAAGATATGGCCATTATCCCCTTCAATGCCCATAAACAATACGATTTCGCTTCAGCATCAGCTGCAACTAATAAAGTAAAATATTACGCAACACAGTGGGTTTCAGAATCAGTATCTCTTTATACTAGTTCAAGTGCTTATTATGGAAGTGACACTAAAAATGTTGTTAAATATAGACAATTAGAAAATAGCTTTTATAAAAATTATAAAAGAGATATTTCTAATAAATTAGGAACTACCCATTACGTTTATCAAAAAAGAGATTTTCACCAAAAAACAAACATACTCTCAACTCCTACAGGTTTATATGGGCAAGAAATAAAACCAGGATCTGTTTATATATCCTCAAGTGCTATATTCACAGATGATTTAAGAGGTAATCTTATAGTAAGTGGAACTAATTTAGATGATTATATTCATGACATAGATAATTGTATTTTAAAAATAGGCCCCGAAAAAGGATATAAAAGATACGATCTAACTGTAAACGAAGGATATATATGGTATGATGCACATCAAAGAAGTCCTTTTTATAGAGATGGAAATTTAATGTACCCAAACAAAACATCCTATACTACTCCTGATTTTGGAGATGAATTTGATGATAGTTACTATTTTAATTTAATCCAATATACAGGAGTTCAATTTGATGAACATACATTAAAGGCATCAATGGGAACTTGGCCAGCTATACATTTTTCTGGATCAGCTACAAACACAGAAATAAAAACCCCTCATAAAGAAACTTATGATTTTAATAAAAATGACGATTTCTCAATATCTTTTTGGGTAAAATTAGAAGCAGGATCAGCAGGAACTAATTCAACACCAGCTTATATAATTTCTAAAAGTACAACAAAAACAGTAGTCCCTGCTGTAACTGCCCATGCTCATGGTCAACCAAAATCATTATTAACAACAGGATCAAACCAACCTATAGATGTTCCTTCAGAACCACAATACCCTTTTGAAGTATATTATAAAAGTAATAAAATAGAATTTAGAAGAAGTGATGGAAAGGGAACAGTAACAGCTCAATCAGCAACTTTAACATCAACTAATTGGAATCATATAACATGTAGATATTCAGGAGGAACCTTAGCAATATTTGCTAATGGAGCGGTTTCAGGGACTACAGATACTGATAATACTCCTTCACTTGAAAAAACATTTCAAAATAATGCTAATGTCTATATAGGAAATAAAGGGGGAAAAGAAAACTACATGGTGGGAGATTTAAGTCAAATCCAAATATACAATGTAGCTTTATCAAATACTCAAGTAACAAACCATTATAATCAAGTTAATGGTTCCCCTCATGTAGGAAATTGTTTTTATTCAATGGGAATAACAACTATAACCCACCCAGGATATGTAACTGCTTTAAAACCAGGAACAAATGAACTTCTTCAATATAAATTTAAAGGAACCCATACAATATGGGAACATGAGTACCAATGTACCATTGATGAATATGAGTATAATGATACTTTAAACACATCGGCAAGACCTACAAAAACTTCACAAGACCAAAATCTAGCAGACTTTGCAACAGGTTCACTTTTTAAACCATACGTTACTACAGTTGGTTTATATAATGAGCAAAATGATTTATTAGTAGTAGCTAAATTAGGATCTCCTATAAGAATGTCAGATGAAACTGACACAACTATTGTAGTTCGCTGGGATACCTAAAATACCTTTCGTACATTTAACGTATGCAATGGAACTATCAAGACAAAATTATACAAGAAATCAATGATCTCCCAGAGGGCGCATTTGGTTTCATCTATCAAACAACTCATTTACCAACAGGAAAGAAGTACATTGGTAAAAAATCTTTAATTTACAATTTAAAGAAAAAATTAGGCAAAAAGGAAAAAGCCCTATATGAAGGTAAAGGCCGCCCACCAACATTCAAAAGAGTGTTAAAAGAAAGCGATTGGAAAACTTACTATGGTTCACATGCTTTTATTAAAGAAGCACATAATTATGATTTACATAGAAAAATACTACAGATTGCTTATAATAAAAAAGAACTTACATACTTAGAATGTAAATATCAATTTATATTAGAAGTTTTAGAAGACAAACAATATCTCAATGATAATATATTAGGTAAATTTTATGACAGGGACTTCAAATAGAAAACTATTCCAGTTTGATATATCTACAGAAAAATCAGATTTACTATTAACCTTTTTAGAAACACGAGATCTTGAAAAAAACATAGGATTTACAGTAAATTTTGGAATAAAGTGTAATAATACAAGTTGTATTCATGATTTTGGAAACATGAATATTAATATTAAAACAAACAATCATGAATTTTATAGTATTATGAATGTTGTTTTTAATAAAATTGGGGATTTTTTAAAAGATAACCCTAAATATTGTTTTCTTTCTTTTATGACCAAAGTCCCAATATTAGAAGAATTCTATCAAAGAATGGCTACAAAAAGGTGGCCGGATATTACTATTAAAAAAAATAAAGACACACGTGAAGTTTATATATATAGAGATGGGGTAGAATGGAAGGGAGAAATTTTTAAATCAATAGATACAAAAACTAATAAAGAAGTTCCCCAAGAACCTTTTAGTTATTTTGAATTCCCTTTACGAAATAAAATAATAAACCATCTTAAAAGATTTAAGTAATGAAAGAAGATTTATTAAAAAGATTATTAGAATCAATTTTAGGAGGAAGTAAGTCTGCTCGTGGAGGAGATGAAGCTGTTTTTACCTGTCCTTCTTGTAACCACCATAAAAAAAAATTAACATTTAATTTAGCATCTCAAAAATTTCAATGTTGGGTTTGTGGTTATAAAGGTCATAGAGCTTTTCAATTACTTAAAAAAGCTAATGCCCCAGGAGCTGCATTTGGTACTTTAAAAGAAATTGACAAACAATACAACTTCAAATCAAAAATCAAACAAAAAGTTGATGCTAACACTTTAACGCTACCTAAAGAAGTTACACCTATAATGTCAAGTTCTGCAGTTTTATCAAAACACGCATTACATTATTTAGATCAAAGAGGAATCACACAACAAGACGTAGTAAAATACGATTTACATTACTGTGAACAAGGACCATTAAGGAATATGGTAGTAGTTCCTTCATATGATAAGGATGGTTTTTTAAATTATTATGTAGGTCGTTCGTTCGATAAAAACGCGTATATTAAACATAAGTTGGCTTCCAGTACCAAGGACATAATTGGGTTTGAAATGTATATAAACTGGGATCTTCCCGTGATTTTGTGCGAAGGTGCGTTCGATGCAATGGCTATAAAACGTAATGCGATTCCTTTGTTTGGAAAAAAGTTGTCTACAACATTAATGAAAAAAATCATTAAAAGTAATGTAAAAAAAATATATTTAGCTTTAGATGAAGATGCTTTAAAAGATGCTTTTAACCACGCTGAAACATTTATGTCTTATGGAAAACGAGTTTATCTTATAGAAATGGGTGATAAAGACCCATCAGAACTTGGTTTTGAAACATTTACTAAACTACTCCACAACGCAACAGAACTTACTACTTCGACACTGATGAAAAAGAGGTTAGCCTTGTCGTAGAGGTTTATATTTATAACAAACTGTATTAATTAATGGCAAACATCGCACTTTTACCTGGTGGATTTAAACCACCCCATGCTGGACATTACGCCGTAACTAAATATCTTTCTCAAAAATCGGGGGCAGAAGTTTTAGTTAGAGTAGGAGCAAAAGAAAGAGATAGCATAACACAAGCTATGTCAATTAAAATATGGGACATATATGGTGTTAACGCTGAACCAGCTTCTTCAGATTCTCCTATTGCGGATGTTTTTAAATATGTAGAAGAAAAAGCTACAGAGGAAGACACAATTTATGTAGGTACAGGAGAAAAAGATTTTCCACGTTTTAAAGTATTAACAGACCCCTCATTTAAACCAGATAATTACAAAAAATACAACCCAAAGGGAGTAAAAGTAATAGAAATACCAATCCCACCACAAGCAGGAGGTGTGTCAGGTACTAAAATGAGAGAATTTGTTATGAATGATCAAAAAGATCAATTTCAAGAATTTTTACCAAACCATGTAGATAAAGATAAAATTTGGGGTATAGTATTAGGTTTAAATGAAAATCTTTCAGAATCAAAGACCATTACTATTAAATATACAACAGATAATATAAATAATGGTTTTATAAAATTAAAAGACGTAGAAAATAAAGGAAATTATGTCCAAGCTTCAGATATAAAAATAGTAGATAAAGACACAGAAGAAGAAGATCCAAATCTTAGTGGTGATAATAAACCTTTTGCAAATCCTGATAATGCCAAAAATATCCCCGATGAAATTAAAGATATTAGTGGGGATATTTTTGAGGGGACTTTAATCTCAACAAATGATAATTCTTTAACATCTTTTAAAAATAAAACCATAACAATTATGGGGTTATCAGAAGATGAAAACACTTCAGGAAGAAAATTTTTAATAGAAACAGAAGGCAAAACAACAATAGCAACATTTACAGACTCTGAATTAAATGAAGATCTATATGACCCAAACGACCATGTTTTAGATTATATGAAAAGCAGTGAATTTAAAGCAGGATATACAAAACCAGATGACATTGAACCTGGGTACAAATATAGAAGAGGAGGAATGTATACTGGTGGGGGAATGGGTGCAGGAGGAATGTATGAATCTCTTGAGGGGGATAAAGCAAGTAAAATATTTGTTATGAAATCTCCTCATACCCCTAAAGGACAAAAATGGGATCATATAGGATTTATATTAAATGATGGAAGATTAAGAGATATGAGTGGTCATAGAGGATCAGATAAGGCCCCAGAAACATACAAATACGAAGATACAGAAGAACTCTTCCAAATGCCTAAAGATAAAAATGAGGCAATAAAAAAAGGATTATATGCTGAAAAACCACTACCTAAAGAAATAACAATACCAGATACTATAGCTTGTGATATTAAAACAAAAAACAAAGCAGAAAATTGTGGTAGTTTTGTTAAAATAGTATTATCAAATAATGGTATAGAAACAACAAAAAGTAATTGGATGGGGGATATTTATAATTCTTTAAATGAAGATCATCAATCAGAAACTGGTAAAATTTTACATGCTTACGATTTTGACGACACAATAGCTCAAGTAAAAGCTAATATTAGAACTACTATAACAAGTCCTAAAGGAGATTATGAAAGGATATTAGACATACCTTCAGATAAATTCCCCGAAGTTTCTAAAGAAATGGAAGCAAAATTCAGTATGATGAATTTCGATTATAATTTCTCAGAATTTGAAAAACAAATAAACGATGCTATTGTAAATAGTAAAGTCTTAAATAAACTAAAATCATCTTTAAGTAATCCTCAAATAAAAACAACTATACTAACAGCTCGTTCTATAGGACACCCAGTAACAAGATATCTTAAAAGTATAGGTTTAGACGCTTATGTTGTACCTTTAGGATTACAAGTAGGAGGTAGAGTAACAGGCCAAGATAAAGCAGATTGGATTGAAAATCATATAAATAAAGGCTATAAAACAGTTTACTTTATTGATGATTCAGAAGAAAATAGAACAGCAGTAGCTGCATTAAAAGACAAACACCCAGACGTAAATTTAACAGTAGAAGACCCAGCAACCGTTAATGAAATGATGGGTATGATGTCTGAACCCGAAAAAAAGAAACATGCTAAAAACATGAAACGCTTAAGTAAGGATATGTCTAATATGAAAGGAAATAACTATGGGGGAGGAGGTTACAAAGTACCTGATTATGTAAAAGGCACACTTACAAGAAAAATGACTGAGAAAATGTCAACAGCAGACATAGACGCTGTAGACACATTCGCAGATAAACAACTTAATCCTGTTGACGTAGATTTAACATCTAACCATTTTTTCGACAGATTAAATGATCCTCGTAATCAAAAAGAAATATCACAAGCAGAATTAATTGGATTCTTTAAACGTTTAGCTAGAAAAAAAGACGAATTTGTTAAATTTTTAGTTAAATATAAAGAATTAGTAGTTTATGATAATAGAACAAACATAAATATCCCCTTCATGAAGTCAGCTAATTCAGCAATAGCTAAAACTGTAATGAGGAAAAAAGATTTCCAAACATCTAGTCCAAAAATATCATTAGAAACAACATATGCAGGAGATGGGATAGACCCCTCTCATACATCAGGGTATGGGGGACACGATTTAATTTCTCAATATAAGGATCAGATAAAAGATCCTCAACAATATAGAGATCTTCAACTTATGATAGCTCAAAATAAAGATAAAGAAGCAAAAAAATGGTTAAAAGTAAATGGATATATGAATGAAACAAAAGTATTTTCACAAGAATGGTGGAAAGAACAACTCACAGAAGTTATAACAGAAACAAAAGCAAACACACATTTAACACATCTTGAAGAATTAGTATTAACTCAAGGACAAGATGGTTTTAATCAAGCAAAATCTTTCCTTTATGAATTAATTAAAAATTTAAAAGGGGAAGACAATTCAATTAAAAATGTATCTGTAAAATGGGATGGTGCACCTGCTATATTTACAGGTATCAATCCAGAAAATGGAAAGTTTTTCGTAGGTACTAAGTCAGTATTTAATGTAAATCCTAAAATCAATTATACTCCTCAGGATATAGACACAAACCATGGACATGCAGCTGGTTTAGCTAAAAAATTAAAATTAGCATTACAATATTTGCCTGCTATAGGGATAAGGGGCATATTACAAGGTGATTTTATGTTTGACAGTGATGATGTAGATACACAAAATATAGAAGAAAAACCACATTATACTTTTAAACCAAATACAATTAGATACGCAGTTGAAGCAAATTCAGATTTAGGTAGAAAAATAAATACAGCAAAAATAGGAATAATATTCCATACAACATACAATGATTTAAAACCTGGTAGTGGTGCTTCATTTGGAGCTGATATAGATGGATTAAATCCTTCTAGTAATGTTTGGTTTGATGATGCTTATTTTAAAGATGACACTGGTGTTTTATTAAGTAGTGAAGAAGAATCATTTGTATTAGGAAAAATTAAAGAAGCAGATTCAATTAATGTAAATTATGAAAATCTACCCTTATCAAGTTTAAATACTTATCTTAATAGTGAAATAAGGCAAGGTGAATTTTTACAAAACCCTATAAAATCTTTTGAAAATTTTAAAAATTGGTACCAACAAGCAGTTGATAAAAGTATCGAAAAAGTTAAACGACCAGAAACTAAAGAAAAGAAAAAACAAGCGGGAGAACAAAAAATTAAAGAATTTGATTCTCAAAAACAAGATATAATAAATATATTTAAAATAAGTAAATCACTTTCTGAAGCAAAAGCTATATTTATAACCAAATATGATAAAGCTGTATCAACTAAACACTTTATCGATAATGGAGACGGTACTTTAAGCGTAACTAAGGCAGAAGGATTTGTAGCAGTTGACCATACAGAAAATGGTATTAAATTAGTTGATAGATTAGAGTTTAGTAAAAATAATTTTAACGCAGGAAAACCAGGAGCATAATGAACAAAGAAAACAAAATCAAAAATAAAAGCAAAGGATTAGGAGATACTGTCGAAAAGTTCACTAAAATGACGGGTATTAAAAAACTAGTAGAGGTAATAGAAGAAGAAACAGGAGGGGGTTGTGGTTGTAATGAACGTAAAGATAAATTAAACGAATTATTTCCTTATAAAAAATAAAATGAGCAATTTAAAAGAAACAGCAACAGAATTAGGATATTTAAATGAAAATGATATATTCCAAAAAATAGAAAATGGAGTAAATGCAATATCTGGAGGAGGAAGAAGACATGGATCTGTTTCTGATAGAGGAGATAAAATTAGAATTAAATTTTCTTATATGAGAGATGAATTTAGTGATGAAGACTGGGGTAAAATTAAAACATACCTTACACAAATGGGACTTGAAATTATAGATGCAAAAAATCACTATGAAAAAAATTGGGAACCAGAAGAACCAGCAGAACAAGTTCCAATAATACATTTAAAAAAATAAAAGTTATGCAACAAAAAGCACAAGGATTAAGAAAAGAATTCAGTAAAAAAGATGTAAATAGAGCCCGTAATTTAATTATGGGTAAAACTGGCGCCTCTACAGGCACACAAGTAGGATATAAAAAAGAAACCAAAGAATACAAAGAGGGTGATATTTGGACAGAAAATAAAAAAACATGGACTATTAAAAATGGTATAAAACAAACAATTTCGAAGTTAGATGCTATTAAAAAAGAAGTATTTGTTCCTTTATGTTGCCCAAAATGTAGTAAAGTAATGAAAAGTCGTTTAAGTAAAGATAATTATAAAGTACATAAAAAATGTCATGATTGTGTTATAGAATTTGAACATAAATTAAGAATTCGTGGACAATATGATGATTATGTAAAACTTTTAAAAGCAAAGAACAACCTTACTATACTAGATGAAATGGAGTCATATTTATTAGGCGCAGTAAATGCTACAAATGATGGGTTTGTGTCGGAGCAGGGTGAAGTAGAAAGATGGGTAGGAGGTATTGATAAAGAAAAAATATCTAAAGATATAACAAGGACGGCAAACGAAAGAAGAGAAGATTTAATAAAAGAAATCAATGACCAAGAGGGAACTAAGAGAACTAATTAGAAGTACTATAAAAGAATACACAGGTACTGGAGCTGGGGGAGGCGGACATAATCCTACTGATGGTAATAATGTTACTTCCCAACGTATAGGAGGTTCTTTTAAGACTGATGGAGATGAAATTGAATTTTATAATAACCAAAATGCAGGAAACGGAGGACAGGGACTACAAACAAGGGGAATGGAAAAAACACAAGCAGTAGGTAATCCTAATAGATCACGTTTTACAAGAATGTAATATGAAGAAAAAAGACATCATACAATTAGTTAAAAAAATAGTAAAAGAAAATAACCCACACCCAACCTTTTATGGTAATCGTGAACAACCAAGTACTCTTGGAAGTACATCAGCTATTGCCCCTGCAGGTAAAGATCCATATACTGGAAAAAACGAATACCCACATTCTGTTAGACCTAAAAGAACAGGATCAGGTTATATGCAGGAAAACGAATCTACTTCTTTTAAAGTAGTAAATGCAGACACAGGAAAAACAATAGACTTTGGTTTAGATCAGGCAAAAGCAGAAGAAATAGTAGCCGCAGCTAAAGAAGACAACATAAACGCTAAAGTAGTTAAAATGAAAGATGAAGATGATGTAGGTACGTTAAAAGAATTTACTTCAATGGGTCAAGAAGGAATTTATCCTAGAAGAGAAGAACCAGGCGACATGTTCCAGCAAAAAGAAGTAGAAGAATTACTTCCTAATGGTATGGCTTCAAGAGATGATAGAGCATTTCAAGACAGATTAAAACAACACGCTGACTGGACTGAAGAATCAGGATATAACAATACTTTTGTTCATATACAGTACCATGACAGCTTTGATAGAGAGCATAGTTACCGAATCCACCAATCACAAAATTACAATGGTAATTATAAAGATTTTAGAAATCCTAAATTTACAGTATTAACCATTACAAAAACCAAAGATGGAAAAGAAGAAGAATTAGGTAAATACATTGTAGACACTGATGCTTATCTAAAAGATTTTGCAAAACTTCGTAATGATGGTGTGTTAGGAAAACAAGTAAGCGAAAATAAAAATAAAGAACTAACAGATAACCCAAAACTACAACCAGGTAAAACAGTAACTTATAGTGGTACAAGATATGAAGTAATTGAAAACTCTGGATATGTATTAACGTTAAAATCACTAGAAAGCGGAAACGAATTAAAATTAAATCTAGGCCAACTTAAAGATCGACCTATAAAAGAAAATAACATGAAAAAAAACATTAAAGAAGCAGACCTATATACATTAACATCAACAGATGGAGAAGAAAAACAAGTATCTTTCCCTGATCAGAATACAGCAATGGCTGCTGCATCAAAAAACGCAAATGTTAAACAAGTAGTAAAATTAGAAGGAGAAGACGATAGTGATCTAGAACAAATCCAAAAAGGAAAAATGGTTCAACTAAATAAATATTTTGAGGACATAGGAAAAATGAAACTTGGGGATGGTACTATAGATGTAGGGTATGCCAAAATGGATTTAGTTCCTGGAGTAAAAGAAAATACTCCTGATGAAGATGAAGATGAAAACCAATCTCAAGATGATATAGCAAGGGGAGTTGATGATGCAAAAGATTTTATGGAAGCTTACATTAAAGAAAGAGGCGACGACAATTTAATGGAGCATATGGACAAATATAGAAAAAGAGCTACATTAATGGAAGGCGCTACTGAAAAATTATTTAAATTATTTAATGCAGGTAAAACAGACTTAGAAGTAAGATCTCATTATTTACAAATGAATGTAGATATGCCTGAATCATTTATAGCTAAACTTAGAAATAATTGGGAATCTCTTAGAAAAACAAAATTAGACCTTACATTAGCTGATAAAGAAGCAGAAGGATTTGAACCAATACAACAAGCAACCCCAGCAAACGGAATGGAAGGAGGAGAAATTGATGGAATGGAAGAAACAAAAGAATTAGCATCAGGACTATTTACAAAATAAAAATAAAATTATGAGTTTAAATTGGACAAAAGCAACATATGTTGCAGCAACAAAAGAAATAACAGGCAGTATTTGCAAAATATATGCTGAGGGGGCTTTAGATCTTCACCCTATGGCCTTTGGTACGTACAGAGAGACAGGAATTACAGGATCTGTTACAGTACATTCTAGAACAGCAGCTGCTGTTTCTGTACCTGCGGGAACAACATTTGATGGACCCATATGCATGGCTAAAACAAATGCAGTTACTTGTGTAGTATACCATAATGGTCCTCTAATTATAAAATAATGAAACTACTTAGAGAATATATAAGAAAAGAAGTTAAGAGATTATCTGAGGATGGTATGAAATCTTATCCTATACCTCCAGAAATCAGAAATGCTTTAGAAAATAGTCTTAAGCTTAAACCTCTTGTTAGATATGTATCTACTTTAAAAGCATCAGCAACAGTACCACCTAGTTATAGAGTATTTTTCAATAATAACCAAGTTATTGATTTATATATAGAACAAATAGGAATAAGAGCAGAAATATCAAATAAATCTTATTGGTTACAAGATATAAGAGAAGCAAATGAAGCAATGGCCGCACTTAATAGATTATTAACTCAACCTATCCCCGTATCGGGTGAAGAAGAAGGTGGAGAAGGTGGAGAAGAGGGGGATAGTGGAGAAGAATCATTTGATGAACCTGCAGCTGATGAACCAGCTGAAGATGAACCAGAAGCATAATGGAACTAAAAGAAGCCTTAGGGGAAATATTTAAAAAAGCAAGGGAGCAATTTGACATTCAAAATGTACCTTCTCTCCATCTAAAACAAGATGAGGAAAATGCTCAAGGCATCTTTGGCAAAACAGCATACTATGATCCATCAAATATGTCTATTGTTTTATACATTACAAACAGACACGATAAAGACATTTGTAGATCATTTGCACATGAATTAATTCATCACGTTCAAAATGAAAGAGGTGATTTAGATATGGGTGATGCAACCAGCCCAACATACGCTCAAGATGATAAACATATGAGAAAAATGGAAATGGAAGCATATTTAAAAGGCAATCTTCTCTTTAGAGATTGGGAAGATTGGATGAAAAATTATAGACAAACAAATCAAAACTAAAACGTTATGAGTATATTAACAAATTTATTTTCAGGTGGTGCAGCTGACCTGGTAAAAGGTGTAGGTGGTGTAATAGATAATTTACATACCTCAAAAGAAGAAAAATTAGCTGCAGAACAAAAAATCAAAGAATTAGTAGCTTCATATGAAGTTGAAATGGAGAAACAAATAACCGATAGATGGAAAGCCGATATGGCTTCAGATAGTTGGTTAAGTAAGAATGTAAGACCTTTAGTGTTGGTCTTTTTAGTAGTATCAACAGTATTAATGATATTTATTGATGCTGGAACTATTAATTTTGTAGTAGAAGCTAAATGGACAGATTTACTACAATTGGTTTTAATTACAGTAATTGGTGCTTACTTTGGTGGGCGTACAATGGAAAAAAGAAAAAAATAACCTAAAAACAACTAATTATGAACTGCGATTGTCAAGAATGTAAATGTGGTACATCATGTGAATGCACTTGTTGTAACTGCTAAAAATTTAGTTCGATTCATAGCCGAACGATTTAATTAAAATTTTTAAGAGAGCTGTGGCCTCCAATTTGGTAGCCACAGCTTTTTTTTGTACGTTACCACAAAATCAACAAAGTATGAATATAGTAATTGTAGGAGCAGGTGTTGCAGGTGTAAACGCCGCTACAAAATTAGTAGATAACAATTTTAAGGGTAAAATAACAATCATTGATATGGGTTTAGATCCATATAGAAGACCAACCTCCGATGTAATGAGAGGTTTTTTAGGTGCTGGTGGTTGGTCAGATGGTAAATTAACTTACCACACTTCAATAGGAGGACATTTATCTAAATATTGTGGGGAAGAAAAATCAATGGAATTATTTGATCAAGTAATTGATAATTTTAAACGTTTTCACCCAAACCCAGACGAAGTACAATGCTCAAATCCAGAAGCAGAACCTGATTTTATTAAACCACATTTTGGTTTAAGATTATTCCCTGTATGGCATGTTGGAACTGATTATCTGCATGAAATTGGCAAGAATTGGTATGATTATTTAGTAGAAAAAGGTGTAGAATTTAAATGGGAAACTAAAGTAACAGACATCAATTTTGACAATAGAGAAGTACACACAGATCAATATATAATACCCTATGATAAATTAATATTTGGTGTAGGTAAATCAGGGATTGATTTTGCAAAATCTTTAGCTGAAAAGTACGAATTACCTACAGAACCAAAACCAGTACAAATTGGAGTACGATTTGAAGCACCACAACACCACTTTCAAAAATTAATTGATATTGCTTATGATTTTAAATTATATAGAAAATTTGAAGCTGAAGGTGTGTCATTAAGATCATTTTGTACAAATAATAATGCAGCTTACGTAGCAGCTGAACACACATATGGAGATATAAGTTATAATGGTCATGCTAAAAAAGATAAAAAATATGAAAATGGTATGACTAATTTTGGTATTTTAATGGAAATTAAAGACATAGATAAACCATTTGATTGGGCAAGAGAAGCAGTAAAGAAAATGCAAGTAGATGGTAAAGGAACTTATTTTTCCCCAAGTCATAGAGTACCTTCAAAAACAACAGAAGGAGATTACGTAGAAACACAAGTAGTAGATAATATAGAACCTTTATATGATGCCATAGGAGATTATGCTATTTACATTCAAGATTTTATTCATGATATGGAAAGAGTATTTCCTACATTAGGTAAAGATTGGGGAATTTACATGCCTGAAGTAAAATACTTAGCACCAGAACCTTTAGTTAACTACGATGATTTGAGTTTAACTAGGTTTCCTAACGTACATTTTGTAGGTGATGCATTATCAGCAAGAGGTATAACAGTTTCAGGAGCTCAAGGTACATTAGTAGCAGAACAATTATTAAAAAATTAAATATGGCAAATAAAGCAACAGCAGAAGAATTACACAACATTAAAAAATGGATTAATCCTAAAGGAAAAGTAAGAAGAGTATATAAAATTGAAGAAGATGGTACTAAAACCAGAGCTCATGCACTGCAAATGGGTGATAGAACAGTATTTCATAGTGAAGATGGTCCTGCTTTAGTTAATAAAGAACAAAGAAGAAAAGAATATTATTTAAATGGTATTGAATTTACTTATGATGATTGGAATGAAATAATGAAAGGTAAAGAAGGATTACCTTGGTACAAACAACCAGCAGCTAAAGGTGTAACACATAGAAATTAATATATGAGAATAGGATTTTGTGGAACAATGAGTGTAGGAAAAACTACACTAGTAAATGCATTAAAAGAATTACCAGAATTTAAAGACTATCATTTTAGAACAGAACGTTCAAAACATCTAATGAATTTAGGAATACCTTTAAATACAGACAGTACTTTAAAGGGACAATTAGTTTTTGCGTCTGAAAGATCAGCTGAATTAATGCAAGAAAAAATTATAACTGATAGAACAGTTATTGATGTAATGGCTTTTTGTGATTTGTCTGAATCAATGGAAGATCATGAAAAATTTTATTTAAATGCAACTTTATATTATTTAATAGATGAATATGATATTTTATTTTATGTTTCTCCTGAAGGAGTTGAAATAGAAGACAATGGAGTTAGAGAAACAAACGCAGAATATAGAACAACAGTTGATGAAAAAATAAAATCAATTGTGGGAATGTATAGAAATGATACAGTTACTATTAAGGGCACTGTAGAAGAACGTATAGAGCAAGTTAAAAACGCAGTAGCTCAATATGTATAACATATAATATGGCTCAACCAAACATAAAACAAATCATAAAGCAGGAGTACATTAAATGTGCTAAGGACCCTGTATACTTTATGAAAAAATACTGTTGGATTCAACATCCAACAAGGGGCCGTGTACAATTTAATTTATACCCCTTTCAAGAAGGTACATTAAATTTACTACAAAAGAATGATAGAAATATTATTCTTAAATCAAGACAGTTAGGAATTTCGACCTTATCCGCAGGTATTTCGTTATGGATGATGGTATTTCAAAAAGATAAAGCAATACTTGTAGTAGCAACAAAACAAGACACAGCTAAAAATTTGGTAACAAAGGTTAAATTTATGTATGACAATTTACCATCTTGGTTACAAATTGGTTTTACAGAAAATAATAAATTAGCACTTCGACTTAAAAATGGTTCTCAAGTAAAAGCAGTATCAGCAGCAAGTGATGCTGGTAGATCGGAAGCAATTTCTTTACTGATTATTGATGAGGCTGCTTTTATTGAAGAAAACAGAATTGAAGAAATTTGGGGTTCATCACAACAAACATTATCAACGGGGGGTAGAGCAATTGTATTATCTACACCAAATGGCACAGGTAACTTTTTTCATAGAATGTGGACTAAAGCAGAAGAAGGAACTAACGGATTTACTCCTATTAGATTACCTTGGACTGTACATCCAGAAAGAAATAAAGAATGGAGATCAAAACAAGATGATGAATTAGGTTTAAGAATGGCAGCACAAGAATGTGATTGTGATTTTACAACTTCTGGTAATACTGTGTTTGAAACAGAAATAATGAAGTTTGTAGAATCAACAAACATATGTGATCCTATAGAAAGAAGAGGAATAGAAGGAAATTTACATATTTGGGAATATCCAGATTATACAAGAAATTACATGATAACAGCCGATGTTGCTAGAGGTGACAGTAAAGATTATTCTGCTTTTCACATTATCGATATTGAAGAAGCTAAACAAATTGGTGAATTTAAAGCACAAATTGGTACTAAAGAATTTGGACATATGTTAGTTTCAATTGCAACTGAATATAATAATGCATTACTTGTAGTTGAAAATGCCAATATAGGTTGGAATACAATTCAAGTAGTAATAGATAAAGGATATCAAAATTTATATTATTCACCTAAAGGAGACGCAGCAACAAATGCAGATTCATTTTTAGCTAAAGGATACGACATAACAGACACAACAAAAATGGTTCCTGGTTTTACAATGTCAATGAAAACAAGACCATTAACAATAGGAAAATTAGACGCTTATTTAAGAGATAAAGCAATCACTATTCAGGGAAAAAGAACATTAGAAGAAATGAGAACTTTTATTTGGAAAAATGGAAGAGCAGAAGCACAAACAGGATATAATGATGATTTAGTAATGTCTTTAGCAACAGCTTGTTATGTTAGAGACACAGCACTTAAATTTGCACAACAAGGAATTGACATAACAAGAGCAGCATTAAAAAATTGGTCAAAAACAACCCCAGGCATATACACAGGAGGAGTAAATAAAAAACAAGCAGGATGGACTCAAGATTTAGGTGATCGTGGAGAACAAGATTTGACTTGGCTCCTTTAATATATTTATAACAAACAACAAAGAATGGCAGATACTAGTTTATTTTCAAGATTAAGAAGATTGTTTTCAAATGATGTTATTATTCGTAACGTTGGTGGAAAACAATTAAAAATAATGGATACAGGTAGGATCCAAAAATATGGAAACCTAGCCTCTAATTCACTTTATGATAGATTTACACGTTTACACAAACCTGTAGGATCATCACTACAATATAACCCTACACTGAATTATCAGTCAATGCGACTTCAGCTTTATAGTGATTATGAAGCTATGGACCATGACCCTATTATAGCAGCTGCACTAGATATAGTAGCAGATGAGTCTACTACAAGAAATGAATACGGAAATGTATTAAAAGTTAACTCTTCAAATGAGAATGTAAGAAAAGTACTACAAAATTTATTTTATGATGTTTTAAACATTGAATTTAATTTAGCTACATGGGTAAGAAATATGTGTAAGTATGGGGATATGTATTTAAAAATGGAAGTATCAGAAAAATTTGGTGTTTATAATGTTATCCCTTTATCTGTATATGAAGTAGTAAGGGAAGAAGGAACAGACCCTGACAACCCATCTTACACTCGTTTTACAATGGATCCTAATGGTTTAGCTTCAGGTGCAACTAATACAATCAGACGAGATCAATTTAGTTTAGAAAATTATGAAGTAGCACATTTTAGACTACTTACAGATTCTAATTATCTTCCTTATGGTAGAGCTTATTTAGAACCAGCTCGTAAAGTATTTAAACAATTAATGTTAATGGAAGATGCTATGTTAATTCATAGAATTATGAGAGCACCAGAAAAAAGGGTGTTTTATATTAACGTAGGAGCTATACCACCAGAACAAGTAGAACAATTTATGGCTGAAACAGTCAATAAAATGAAAAAAACACCTTTTATAGATAAGGAAACAGGTGATTATAATTTAAAATATAACATGCAGAACATAACTGAAGATTTTTATGTACCTGTAAGAGGAAATGATCAAACAACAAAAATAGAAACTACAAAAGGACTAGAATACGATGGTATAACAGATGTTGAGTATTTAAAACATAAAATGATGGCTGCTTTAAAAATACCTAAACCATTTTTAGGTTATGAAGAAGGAGTAGAAGGAAAGTCAACATTAGCAGGTATGGATATTCGTTTTGCTCGTACAGTTGAACGTATTCAAAGAATTGTAGAATCAGAATTAACTAAAATTGCATTAGTACATTTATATTCACAAGGATTTGATGAAGCTGATTTAGTAGATTTTTCACTTGAATTAACTACACCATCTATTATTTATGAACAAGAAAAAGTTGAATTATACACTTCTAAAACATCAGTAGCTAAAGAAATGTTAGATTCAAAAATGTTTAGTAAAGATTGGATATATGAAAATATATTTAGTTTATCACCAGATCAATATAACCAAGAAAAAGATATAATATTAAAAGATGCAATGGATGCCTTTAGAGTTTCACAATTAGAAAATGAAGGAAATGACCCAACAGAATCAGGTATGTCATATGGTACTCCACATGATTTAGCTTCATTATATGGTAATAAAAGAGACAAATCAGTAGGACCTGCTCAAATACCAACAGGCTATGATGAAAAAGAACCTGGTCGTCCAACTGAAAAACCACAAAATTATGGTTCAGATAAAGGTAATTTAAGTAGAGACCCACTAGGAAAATCAGGATTATCAGTATCAGGTCCTGAAAATCCAACAAATACTAATAAAGTTTCTACTTTTGAATCTCAGAATCTGAAAAAATCCCTACAGAAAGCTTTAAAGAAAAAACAAATCTTAAAAGAGGAAAACGAAAATGGACTTTTATCTGAAAAAAACATTAAGCCTCAGGAATAGTTTTATATTTATATACGATAAATTCGAATTTATAAAAACATGAAAGTAAAACATTCTAAGTACAAAAATACTGGAATTTTATTTGAACTCCTTACTAGGCAGTTGACTTCTGATACAATTGCAGGAAATCAACCAAAATCTTTGACTTTTTTAAAAAAACACTTTAATAAAAAAACTGAATTATTAAAAGAGTATAAGATATACCACACATTAGCTACACAAAAGTATAATAAAGATAGCCAAGCTACAATGTTAATTGATACATTGTTAGAAGCACATGGAAAATTAAATAAAAGTCAGTTAAGAAGAGAAAAATATAATTTAATTAAAGAAATTAAAGATACATATATAGTAAATGATTTTTTTAAAGCTAAAATAACTGACTATAAAGTAATGGCATCTATTTTTAATTTACTTGAAAATAAAAAAGCCACAGCGCTATCAATAGTTGATTCTAAAGTAACAATTTTAGAACACATTACTGAAAAACAAAAATCAGTAAAAAAGAATGCTGTTTTAGAAAACTTTAATAAACAAGACAAAGACACAAGATTACTTACATACAAAGTTTTACTTGAAAAATTTAATGACAAATATAGTGGTTTAGAAGATAATCAAAAAACATTATTAAAAGAATATGTTAACAGCGTTACTAATAGTCCTTCTCTTAAATCTTATATCAACCAAGAAATCAAAGAAGTTAAAAAAACTATTACAGGATATTCTAAAAAAGTTGAAGATAAAGCAGTAGCGATAAAATTAACTGAAACAAAGGGAATGATTAAACCATTATGTAAAAAAACATCTGTAAATGATGATAATGTTATTAACTTACTTAACTATTATTCATTAGTAAACGAGTTAAAAACTATACATGGTTAGTCTTGTTGACATATATAATATAAAAGAATCATCTTTTAATGAATTAAAAAAAGATAGAGATCCTGCTAGGGGTAATAAAAGTAAAAATAGAGAAAAAGATTTTTATTTTGTAGACGAACCTGCAGATCCAGAAACAGGAAAAATAACATCAAAGGTAGTTAAAAAACCATCTTTTAGTAACATGGTTAATGATATAGAAGCAGAAGCTCAGGATATGAAAAAATTATCAGATAATAATCCAGACGATATGGTATTATATAATATATCTGAAGAATTAAAAGAATTATTTAATAAATTTAGGTCACATATAAGAAAAAATTATGAGTAAAAAATTTGATATACACAATTGGCAAGCAAAACAACGTTTAGCTGAAAATGATGAATGGCAAAAAAGACAGGATGCCCAAACACCAGGTACAAATACTAAACATTTTTATGATGACGATTCTATTTTTGGTAAATTAAAAAAAGATCCAGATTTTATAAAAAAATTAAATGCTAAAAATGCTAAGAAAGATGTATCTGAATCATTAAATCCAGAAGTATCTAGAGCATTAGACCGTTTTATTAGAACAATGGCAGACAAATATGATTACTCTATGCAAGATGCTGTTTATGCTATTATGGCTGCTCTTAAACAAAGAAATTATGATGGTTTAGGTGAACACCACAACGATGAGGATTTTCCAGGAAAAGATTTAAGCGCTTGGGATTTATTAGATAAAATAAAAGCAGGTAACGAAGATTTATATAATAAGGTTGAAGATTTTATGAAGTCAATGAAAGAAATGAGTATGACAAGTGGGGAAGCTTCATTTGATGCAGGAAATAGTATGGCTCACTTAGGTAAAAATAAAAAAAGAAAATAATATGAGCGAGTTACTAACTGAATATATCCCATTTAAAGTAGATAAACAATTATTAGAGGCTTCTATTAGAAAAAATAAACCTCTAATGGTTACAGGTGTTTTACAAAGAGCAAATGCTAAAAACCAAAACGAAAGAGTTTATCCAAAAGACATTTTAGCTAGAGAAATTAGATCTTATATGGAGGGTCCAATTAGAGAAAAAAGAGCATTAGGTGAATTAGATCACCCAGAATCTTCAGTAATTAATCTTCAAAACGTATCTCATAACGTAACAAAAGTTTGGTGGGAGGGTGATGACGTAATGGGGGATGTTGAAATTTTACCTACACCTGCAGGAAACATATTAAAAGCATTATTTGGTTCAGGTATTACTATTGGTATTTCATCTCGTGGTATGGGTTCAGTGTCAGAAAATATTAATGAGGGCACAGTAGAGGTACAAGATGATTATGATTTATTATGTTTTGATTTTGTTTCTACTCCATCAACACATGGTGCTTTTTTATCCCCAACAGTTAATATAAACATTAACGAAGGTAAAATACAAGTACCTAAATATAAATATACAAACGTAAACAACATAATTCGCGATATTATCTGTGATAATACAGGTACTTGCGCATGTTAGTCGTGAACAATTAATTGTTCATTTTCCCAAAACTTCCACGAAAAAACGTGGGTTTCCCAAAATTCAGTTATATGTATGTCAAACAATAAAGGTTACAAAACAATTAAACTCAATGAGAGATTAAACAACATAAAGTACTAAATGTACTTCACAGCACAAGAGTAGTAGTCAGCTACTCCTGTTTTCAATTAAAACAATTATTAACTAAAACAAAAATTATGAAAAATTTAATTATGACACTTGCTGTAGCACTATTCACAACGTTTGCTGCATCAGCACAATTTATGGTAGTTACTACTGTAAATACTCCTGACAGCGATTTAAACGAAGAATGGGGTACAACTAATTTTACTGACAACATCGGTATCGGGTATGTTTACAACGATAAATGTGTTGTTGGTTTGGTAAAGGCAGGAGAAGACGCTGAAGGCGAAACTTCTTACGACCTTTGGGGCCGTTACAACTGGAACGCAAACATGTTCGTTTCAGTTCAAGCACCAACAGAAGAAATGATGGACAACTTAACAGTTGGACTTGGTTACTCTTATGATGTGTGGAAAGGGCTTTGCGTTGAACCTAACTACAGTATGGGTTTAAAAGAAGATGAAGCAGGTGAAAGAAATGGTTCTTTCAACTTAGGTTTGTCTTACAAGTTTTAAACTTAGTATTAATTAAAAAAAGACCTGGTAACAGGCATTAAAAAAATGGAAAAAGTATTTTCAACAGTAAACGGATTTTTAGGTGGATTAGGGTCATTATTTATGGCTTTCATCCCAGTAACAATCTTATGGTACGTTTTAACAGGCGGATCAGTATTTGGAATGGATGTAATCGCTAACCTAACTTCATTAGTTGAAGGATTTGGTAACGGTGGTTTCGTAGGATTAGTAGTTTTAATCTTAGTAGCATCATTTTTTACAAAAAAGTAATAGTTTTTTAGAACATATTTACTAAGAGAGGCGCTTCGGCGCCTCTTTTGTTTTCTGTATTTTTGTTGTATGTATCATGGAACATACGCGCTTCCTAATAAGCCGTCCCTGATTATTTATAATCCTATTAAGGTTCCTAATAACCTTATTTCCCGTACAATTAATTAACGAGACTCGAAAGAGAAAAAACCAAAATAAAATGGCAAACAACATTTTAAAAGAGGCAATCGCTGACGCTAAGGCAGTTCGTGAAGTTGCTCTTGCAAATGCAAAGGCCGCATTAGAAGAAGCTTTTACACCAAAACTTCAATCTATGTTATCTGCTAAATTATCTGAAACTTTAAATGAAGAGGAAGACGATTTAGATGAAAATGTAGAAGAAACAGAAACAGTAGATGAAATTACTGGTATGGATGAAGAAGATACAATGGATGAAAGTGAAAATCTAGATGAGGAAATTGATTTGGAAGAAATTCTTAATGAATTAGAATTAGAAGAAGGCGAAGACTCAAAAGAAGAAACAGTCGAAGAAGCTAAGGACAAAGATGAAGAAACTATGGACGAAGCTAAAGGCGACGAAGAAGAAATGGAAGAGGCAGTAGGTTATCCAAACCACCGAGCAGACAATATGAAGAAAGTACATCACCAAGCTGATGACATGAATCAAGGTTTGAAAGAGGGTGAAGATTTTGACCTAGATACTCTTCTAGAAGAGATCAACAATTTAGACGAAACAGAAGACGAAGTTAACGAAGAAGTTGAAGACATCAAAGAATTTGATAGATATGGAGGCAAAAAAGCTGCTGACACTTCACAAAGTGATTCACTTAGAGCTATGGCATCATCAGCATCTTCTTACGAAGACTGGCAAGCTAAAGCTACAGAAGCAGGAGCTCACCCAAACATCATTAATAGTGATAGATGGAAAGCATATGTTGAAAAACAAATAACTGCAGAAAGTATGTATGAAGCTTTAGAAACTGAACTCGCAGAAACTCAAGCAGCACTTGAAGTTAAAACTACTGAACTTAACGAAGTTAATTTGTTAAACTCTAAATTATTGTATGTTAACAGAATCTTTAAAGCAAATACTTTAGATGAAGGACAGAAACTACGTGTAGTTGAAACTTTAGACAAAGCTGATAGTATTAAAGAAGCTAAGTTAATTTACGAAACAATCAAAGATACTTTCAATGTTGCTAAATCAAAGAAAGCATCAGTAAAATCTAAAACGAAATCTATAAAAGAAGGTTTAGGAATGGCTTCTAAAGCTGCAGGAATGTCTACAGCTAAAAAAGAAGTTATCTCAGAATCTAATAATATGATAAATCGTTTTCAAAAATTAGCAAATATTAAAATTAATCAATAACCTTAATAAAAAATTACAAAAATGAACGTAAATAATTTATTAGCAGGTTCAAGCCCTTACCAAGTTCTTTCCGAGCAGTCAGCTAAATTAGCAGGCAAATGGGAAAAATCAGGACTTTTAGAAGGAATTGAATCTTCAACAGAAAAGAATAACATGTCAATGTTATTAGAAAATCAAGCTAAACAGCTTGTAAACGAAGCTAACTCAACAGGTACAGATGCATCTATTGCAACTGGTAATTCTGAAGCGTGGGCGGGTGTAGCTCTTCCATTAGTACGAAGAGTATTCGGAGAAATCGTAGCAAAAGACCTAGTGTCAGTTCAACCAATGAACTTACCAGCAGGTTTAATTTTCTACCTTGACTTCCAATATGGTTCATCTACAGATCTTAATAAGACAAGTGGAGAATCACTTTATGGTGCTGAAAGCACTTTAAAAAGAACTGACGGTGCGTTTGACAAAGGTCTTTACGGTGCTGGTGAGTTCTCTTATTCAAGTGAAAGAAGCTCTTCAGTTTCTATTACTACAAATGGTGCTGTAACAGGAGCTGCTACTTATGCAGGAATCTTGAACTTTGACACTGAATTCTCATCTTCAAATGAAGGTACTTTTGGTCTTGCAACAGCAGCTGCTAACGATACAGTTGTAACGTTAAAAGTTCCAGTTACTAAAACATTAGGATATGACCCAGAAGCAGTAAGATCAATGACTGTATCAGGATCTAACATTTCTGCATACTACCCACAGTATACAAGAATTAATGGATCTAATGTAGAATTTGTTATCAAGCA